CCTTCTTATCCTAAGAAATATAAAGGCGATCAACGTAATATTATTTATAGGTCTTTATGGGAAAGAAAATTCATGAATTATTGCGATTTAAATGAAAATATTCTTGAATGGGCGTCGGAAGAGTTTTTTATACCCTATCATGATCCAACAACTAATCGTGTTCGTAGGTATTTTCCTGATTTTTTCATTAAATATAAAGATAAAGATGGTAATATTCGTAGATCAGTGATTGAAGTAAAACCAATGAGAGAAACACTCGAACCAAAGGCGACAAAGGGTAAATCAAGAAAAACTCTCATAAATGAATCAGTTACATATGTCAAAAATCAAGCAAAATGGAAAGCAGCGAGAGAGTTTTGTGCAGATCGTAAATTAGAGTTCAAGATTATGACTGAAAAAGAATTAGGAATCCGATGAGTATTCTTCAAAACATATTGAATAAAGTTAGTGGACAAGTTAACGAGGATTTCTTTCGTCAACAATTAATACAGGAACTAGGATCTACAAACTTTGATGATGACGCTGCAGATACAGGTGGATTTGCTCCTGGCCAATTATATTTTTTTACCTATCAAGCACAGACAAAACAGCCATATTATGATATGTATCCTCTTTCATATGTCATTGAAATGAGAACAGGTGGATTTTTAGGTTGCAATTTACATTATTTACGTCTGAATCAAAGAGAAGAATTAGCAATGAGCTTACTAAATAACTCTGCTCAAGGTGCTGTTGCAGTTCCTCCTCGAACTTTGCATAAATATCTTTATACTGGTGTTAGAGGTCAACCATATCGTATTCCAGAATCAGAGTGGACAGACGTAGCACAATTACCAACTGAGAAATTTGTTGACATGAGAGGAATTAGTGTTCCAAAAAGTCGCATTTACAACAAAAACTAATGGGATTAAATAGTAAAGCATTCACGGTTGACGGTAAAACATACACCGCTGGGATCGAGAATGGAAAAGTACAAGAAATAATTTTAATAGATGGTGGAGTTGATGTAAATAATGTCAGTATAAATCCAAGCAGTGATCTTTTTAATCAATTAGCTGAGAATCAGGCTGTATTGGACGCAATAAGTGTTGATACGACTGGAGCGACTGGTAATGTGGATACAACAGTATTAGAAGATAAAGAAAAATTAGACGCTAATTATAATAAGAATGTTAAATCAGAGAATAACAAAAATAGAGAGATAGACGAAACTACTGATAATACTGGTGGTGCGGTGGTTGGTCAAAGTGCGTCAGTAAGATCATTATTACCTGACACTTTAAGATACCCATTTGACATTGATACTGATCAAGATCATTTAAAAATAACACAATATGAATATGAAAGGCCTGGCACAAGTGGTGGCGGCCCTTTTCCTAGTTCAAGAAATGTTCAAGCGAGTAGGCCAGGTTCAAGGCCTGGGCCATTAGTAGATGGATATCAAGAAGCTGACAGTGTAAAAGGAAAACCATATGGACTATACACAGGTGGTGTGCTTCTACCAATGCCTAAAGTAAGTGATTCAAATGGTGCAGAGTGGGGAAAGAGTGATTTAAGTGTGTTTGGTTTAGGTTTTGCTTCAATGGCGGGTGGATTAATCGACGCTGCAAAAGGTAACATGGGAATGGATTCTCAATTTGACACACTTTATGGAGGTCTTTTAAAAGGAGCAGAACTTGATAAAGAAAACGTTGCACAAGGAGATGCATTGAGACAAAATATTTTTGCTCAGAATCGTGATGATCCCTCCAGATCTGCTATAGGTAACTTACAAGGTACAGGATTAGCTGGTCTAGGAATTGCATCTCAGGAAATTTCAAAACTTGCTGGAATTAACCTAACGGCAGATGAAGTCCTAGCAAGAACAAGCGGAAAAATTTTGAATCCAAACGCAGAACTTTTATTTCAAGGGCCTGTGTTAAGGGATTTTGGATTTAAATTTTTAATGATTGCAAGAGGCGAAGATGAAGCGGAAGAAATTAGAAGAATAATTAGATTTTTCAAAATAGGCGCTGCACCAGTTTTCTCTGATGGCCCTGCGTTGTTAGGAACTCCAAATATATTTCAACTTGAATATAAAGCTGGGAAGAAAAGTCTAGACACCGTAAATAAATTTAATGAAATGGCATTAAGAACAATTACAGTTGACTATGCTCCTGATGGATTTTGGTCTGCATATCAAGACTCACATCCTGTAGCAGTGGTTATGAGTTTACAATTTAGTGAATTAAGACCTCTATATAGAAGAGATCATGAAAGTGTAGGGGGAGTTGGTTATTAATGGCATACTCATCTTCGGGAAGAAGTCCTAAAAACACTTACTTCAGACAATTACCAAACTTAGATTATCCGTCACTTGCGAATGATCGCACATCTGCGTATGACTATAATCAAGTTAAAAATATCTTCAAACGAGCTGTATTGCGTGAAGATGTTGTAAACTCTTATTTTCAGTTTGATCAATATTTAATTGAGGGTGATGATCGACCAGATAATGTAGCGAGTAAAGTATATGGGGATGCTAACTTAGATTGGGTTGTTCTCACAACAAATAACGTTATTAACGTTAGAGATGAATGGCCAATGTCTCAGAATGACCTACAGAACTATCTTACAAACAAATATACAACAGCAGAATTATCATATGTTCATCATTATGAAACTTTAAAAATAGTTGACTCTTCTCAAAAATTAATTCAACCAAAAGGAATTACAGTAGAGGAAGGTCACTCAATTACCTTTATTGATCGTGGTGTTTCCAAAACAGAATCTAAAATTGAAGCAATAACTTACCTTCAACATGAAATAAACTTA